TCTTAATTCAATACTAACTACCACGCCCAAATCCCGTTGCAGCATATTTGAAATTTCTGTTAACAAAAGTTTCACTACCAGATGTATCTCTATTTTTTACATCTATCGTAAATCCTGTACCAGAAATACTAGATAAAGCAAAAAAGTCTCCAGCCTGGGCATTTTCTAAAGTAATTCCAATATTAGGCAGATAGGCAGAAGTAGATCCTCCAAGTTCAGATGTTCCTGTAAAGAAAGCGTGTTGGAACGTAACTGCCTTACTTGACGTACCAGATGCAATCGCAGTATTTACAGTTTCAGTTCTACTATCAAGCTCTGCTGTATAGCCTAATTGATCTATCTCGATAGATTGTGCAGGGTCATCTGAATCCATTTCACATCTAAATCTAAATCCTCGACCAATAAATGTTCCGTTGGCAAGGGTGTTGAACTTAGTAAATCCTGCTCCAATATTACAGTTGCTACTTGATATTGTTGCACTGGATGAGGCAGTGACAGTGAAAGTACTGCTACTTGGTACAGATTGAACCTCAAAGTATCCATCAGTTGCACCGCCACTTGTAAAATCAATATCGACAAAAGTACCAATACTGAATCCATGACTAGATTTTGTTACTGTTATTGTCGTTCCAGATTGCGTGTAGGTAGCTGAATCAGATGTAGCTGGATCGCTGTCAGTTGTTGCCACCAATAGTTTTGCGTTGACATCAAAAGCAGTAGCACCATCAAAGTCTGTCCAAGTATCTATATTTGCAGTTCTTTTATCAATTAGATCATTAGGATAGAAACCCTGTGTAACAAAGTGACGTTTTAATCTAAGTGGTTGTTTGCCACCTAAATCTAGCTTAGAAGCAAAATCATAATGACCACCTGTAATATCAACAGCACCCAAGAAGTCAAAGTCAGCAATGGCATCAAAATCTGTAACTCCATCCAATAAATCAAGCGATCCAAGAACAAGTCCGTTTACATCATCAGAAAAGAAGCAATCAACCTTATCTCCAGCGAAAGGTGTCGCATCTGTATCTTCTCTATCTGCTAATACAAGTAATTTAGGTACAGGATCAGGAGTAGTTACAACAACAGAAGTTTCTCCAGAACTTAACCTACCACCATCATCTCTAAATTTAAGAATATACTCTCCATCAACTGCTGGTACTAATGTCTCAGATACGTTTCCTGGTAGAGCAGGAATAATATCAACAGAATTAGTAAATGTTCCCGTTCCATCTGTTAAATTACTATGCCTTACAACTACGTTTCCACCATGTGTAACATCAATATCTGTAGCCTTATCGAAACGTAGTCTAATGAATTGATCTGATACTGGCTCTACTAATAACCCTGTAACATCCTGTGGAACTGCTGTCTTACCAACAGCTTCAAAAGTTAAATTAGTAGAAGTTGCTGATAATTGATCTAAAACATTATACGAGAACACTTGGATCGTATAAGTTCCTTTTCTACTGTTCATTATTTCAAAATCAGGTCTTGATACCTTTTCACTTATAAAGTTCTCATCTTCAAATCTGTAGTTAACTTGATACTGCACAACGCCGACAATAGGTTGCCAACTAATAACAATCTTTGATACAGCCTGATTATTTATAGGAAATATTCTTTCTACAGCATTTAAAGCAGAGGGAGGTTCAGTAAGTGAATTTAATTTTGATACAGTTCTTGTTGTTAATGCTTCGCCATCTTCAATAAACGCATACTTACCTTCAACATAAGACAATGCCGTAATTGAATAATTAATACCATCTTGTTCTTCTACTGTTATTACTCTAAATAATTGAGATTGAGTAGTGACGTTAGATATAAGGAAGTTTGCATTTACATTAGGAGTCTGAGAAAAAGCAGAACTTACAGTAATAGTGCCATCTGAGACAGATGAGATTGCCTTACTTTCAAACGTACCATCGGGTAAAATTACAGCTAATGTCGCATCACCGACAGGATTACCACTGGCATCTACAGCTAAATCAGTTGCAGAGGTATCATCAACAGTAACAACAGTTGTAGAAGTAACAGCAGATAATCTTCCACCTCTTCTAACTCCTGCCCTTACAGGATCTTGGATCTCAATAATCGCACCTGGTCTTACCACTACACCAGAATCTATAGAAGTATTAAAAGCAACAACTTCTGATTCATTTTGTTCTGCAAACAATATTGCTTTACCTAATCTTCTAGCTTGACCTCTTGAAGTACAGGCAAATGCTTTTACCTGTTTTACAACAGTGCCAATTTTAGATATTGCTGTTGCATCTTCAACAACTTCAAAATCAACTTCCTGACTATCCATATTGAAATAAGACACAGATACAACACTATGTCTTGTTTTTAAGCTACTGCCAGAATATGAAAAACCTTCTGAAGTTACGTTTGAAAGATTAAATAAATAACTAGGATCGGTAGGTTTATCTTGCGTAATTGTTATTGTTCCAGCAGACCATATCGGCATACATCTCATTACACCAGCTAAATCATTTATTAATTCAAATGCTTCTTTAGGACTTTGTATATTTACATTGCAACTAAATCTAGCTTCCTGTCCTCCAGCACCATCATCAACAAGAGTATTAGCAAACTTACTGGCATTAACAAAACTGAAAAGATCAAGAGAACTATCTGTTATATGATCTCCAAATCCGTACCTTGAGGTCGTAAGCAAATCAAGTAATACCATTGCAGGGCATGAAGTCCATACAGCAGCACCCATCACACCATTAAAAATATAACCATCAGGATAAACAATACGACCAGTGTTACTATCAACAGTAGGAGTCCCAGAACTAGACGCACCTGCACCTGGAATCCTTACTTTTATTCCTCTAATCCTAAATTTACGAGCAGGAATAGAACTAAACTGCATCGAATCTAGCCTTATAGAACTATACGCACTGTTTAGATAAGTAGAGGCATCATCAATAATTTCCCCAAAACTTGTCCACTGAAAAGCATCTCTTAAATTAGTGTCTGTGCTATCTGCTGTAACTCTGCTTACTCTTATATCAACAGGAAACGATCCAGTAATATTTACACGATAATCTTTCTGGTACGCATCTCCACTTCTACCTCTAATCGTGTCAGTAATAACATCAGTAAAACCACCAGAGTTATATTGAACAGCTACTTTTAACTGAACAGAGGAACCCAATAAATCTCCAGCATCAGTAGCTTTTTGCAACTGTGGAAATGTAATTGATACTTTGACGGCATCAACATTAGTGTTTGTTATTTGACGAGTAACAGGAGTGCTTGCAGTGACTTCTACACCAACACTTGTTGTTGATACACTACTTTCAATTCCAGGTATTTTTGTCTGATCTCCAGTACCAAAGCGAGGAGTAAATTTTACATCTTGAAAATTAAAATCAGTTGTATCTGGATTGGTAGAATCTGCTGATGCTCTTAATACTGGAGTGTCATTAAGAAAAACATCTTTTAATGCAGCATTATTATATGCAGTTGTACCTTTTGTTCTGCCTTCTTTTGATGCTGTTGCAAAACCTTCTATCTCTCCTTCTGAAACAAGATCAAGAAAGGTTGCAAACTGTCTACTGTGAAGAGTATCGGGTTCTCTAGTCGGTTGCGGAGGAGATGGAGGTGGATCATTACCTTTTGCACCTCTAATAAGATGTTTCTTTTCAATCATGCTTGTACCTGTTCAGTATCAATACCACCACTTATTACAACACTACCAGTAAATATCTCTCCGTAAACTAAAGGAACAGGAGTTCCTGCTCTTCCTGTCTGCTGTGTTCCTCCAAAACTAAATGATAATCTGGGATCTTCTTCTGATTCAAAGCTAGGAGGTTTAGGAACAGGGAAAAGCATTTCGCTAACACCTGATAGAACTAAATATGCTCCAACATAAGCTATTGATTTATTTAAAAATGCACCACCTAAAACACTATTTTGAAATGTAATACCTTGAGAAAAATTAAAAGTTGCAAAACCGCCAGTGAAAGCAACAAGTCCTATTAATGCTGCACCTAGTAATATTTTTCCAACACCTCTACCAGCACCAGCTATAACAGGAATAAAATGTATATCTTCCTGTCCAATAGGATAAGATAACTCTGATTTATCTACTGCATAATTACCAATTTTTACCTGATAATGTTTTGGACTCATATATTTTTCTACACCTTCAAAATTATTTATCAGAAAACTAACAGCATGAGCTAAAGTATCTGCCTTTACTTCAAATTCTTTATGTCCTACAAACTTTGCAAGTTCCCCATATAATTTTATTTTACGAAGCATAACGATACCTTTTTCCTGTACATTTTAACAACCACGGAGAATATGGTTCTCTACAAGATAGTCTATCGGTTAAATGATGTAATACCTCATCTCCAAGAAAAATAGCTACATGATTTAAAGTTGAATCTAAAATACTCATCAATAAAACATCTCCAGCTTGTAATTTTTCATCTGGTCTAAGTTCTCTAAATCCTGTTCGCCAAGCATAACTTTCAAACAAAGGATCTTTCATAAACTCTTCTGGAGTGATTGGTCTTTCATAATCTTTCAACTCTATTCCTTTTTCTTGTTTGTAATAATCTCTTACCAGACTCCAACAATCTGTAATCCCCCATACCCATTGCCGACCAAGTAAAGGTGCTTCATATCCCTGTGGTTCATAATATCCCCATTTCTTTGTTTTTGGATTAACAATATACCAAGGAAGTCCACTTTGTTCACAGGCAACTTTATCTGCCTGACTAGCTTCTGGAGGTGTTGTCGGATGACTATGAACAACAGCAGTAACTTCTCCTACATTAGTAGCCTTTACATAATCTTCTGGATCTAAAATAAAACATTGATGTGCTGTCATAGAAAGATTACGACAAGGATAATATCTTTCTTTTCCTCGAATATTTAACAAAAGACCAACAGATTCCTTTGGATCTTCTGTTTCAGCATGATTAAGTGCAGCGTCTTTCCAATTCATGTTGCAATCGTACCAATAGAAGGAAACTCGGCTCTAGTACATTGTCTGTTAGGAGCACGAATACCAGCAAGATCAAATACAGAAGCTAATTCAAATTGAACCACCTCTCTATTTTCTGCTGATTTTCTATCTATCTTATATATTTCCTGCGGAAATTCTGCTGTAGAATCTGGTGTTCCATAAGGATTGATGTCTCCAGGAAAATTAACAGCATCTAAAAATCTTGCCAAAGTTCTAATACGAGTAACAGTTGCACCAGTAAGATCATTACCAGCAGTTGTTGTATTTACACTAAGCAAAATAGCTGTAATTGTACCAAGTGCATTACTGACAGTTAATGTTGGTCTAGGTAACTGCCCTTGTCTAAAAGCAAAACCTTCAGCTTTTATTGGAAATCTTTGATAACTATTACCAGCCCAAACTATTTCTCCATTATCTTTAAGACTACTACCTGCATGAAACCTATAAACAGTAGTAGCACCATGCAGATTATTATCAAGTTGTAAGGTAAAAAGTTCAATTATTGCTGACGGGTTTGTATTCTGAAGATTGCTAACAATAGCAGAACTGCTCATGGTTCAAACACCTCTCTAAATG